TCTGCTCGACGCCCGTCATCATGCGAATGCGCTTGGCAAGCTCACCCTTACGGGCAAGGTGGCTGTACTCAATGATGGCGTCATCAGGGATGGCGACACCAGCCAGACGCAAGTTGAGGGCTTCGGCGAACTGCATCTCGTCGAACGAGTCGCGGGCCGGGGCAGTACCAATAACGACATCGTACTCACCAAGAGTGAGGTCGTTGATCACGCGGCCTTCCGGAGTCATCTCGTTCAACACGAGCGGCTCGCGGGGCTTGAGCGGATCATCTTCGTTGGTAATCTGAATCACTCGCTGTTCAGTATAGAACTTCTGAACGAGGTTCAGCACCTTCTCTGCGAGATAATGCCGAGTCTTACGCAAGTTATCGAGCGGCACCTGAATCATGATGACGCCGCGATTCTGCTTGGCCTGGATCGCGATACCCGAAACCTCAGCGCCGTCAGACCCAAGCATGGAGTCGTTCACGCCGCTAATAGTCTTAATGTTGATCGCCGCCTTCTGGCTAATACGATCAAGTCCAGTCGGGATCTGGTTCGGCTGAATTTTGACCGGCGGCTGCGAGCCACGGTTGTACTCCAGAACCAAGCCGGTCTCTGCACCGTGCTCTTCAAGGTCGTCAGCAGTCATACCGACAAGCGATCCGCTCTCCACCATCCAGCCGCTGTTGGCAGTGGTGTTGACGATATGCAACTCCTGGCTGGCAATCTTGTTGAGCTGCTCCTGCGGCGAGAGCAGGTTACGCACCATCCCAAAGGGACGACCGCGTCGGAAGTACGCAAAGTACGGCACGATGGTGAAGTCATCGTACGGTGACCAGTCGTCATGCAACACGATCTTGTCGCAGGTGACGGTCCAACGCACACGTCGAACCACCTTAGAGATAATGCTCAAGCCGTACTGCTTGGCAAACTTCTTAGTCTTTTGATCGTTCCAGTTCTCAGGCACTTCACGCTGGTCGCCGGTATTCGGGTCAACGAAGAAATCCGCGCGGCCCATCTTACGATACTGACGCGAGATCACGCGCAGTGCGCGGACATTGCGATAATCTTCGTTTCCTGGGATAGCGGCACCCAAGTAATCCTGCGACGTATCCGTCTTACCATAGCGGGTCTCTTCGTATTCGATGGAGTCCCGACCAAAACTGTTGCCATTCTCGGCTACGAAGCGAAGCGCCTCAGCCTTGTCCTTACCGTAGAGTTCCTCGATCTCATCGAGCGTCATCCACTTGGTCTCGAACACCTCGTTCCAGGTCTTCGGGTCGTACTCCTTCGCATCCGGGTCAATCAGGATGTCAATAGGATCTTTGGCCGTGATGCGGATCTCACCTTCGACGTGATCACTGAAGTCCATACGAACGTCAAAGTAACCACGGCCATCCATGATGAGACCGTCGCTGAACACCGTCTGCTCAACCCAGTCGAGCTTGTTATTGTCAGCGATCTGCATGTACAACTTAGTCAGCACGCTCGCTACGTCCTGATCACCACCACGGCGCGGTTTGAACTGCACGTCGGCACGGCGCGTGGACTGTTCTCCGAGGACAGTGTTCACTGTCGGGAGTACGGTGTTAATGGTCAGTGCCGGGCGGCCTTCTGCCTCCAGCTTAGCCAGATCAGTCTCGTCCCACTGATCGCCGCGATAGAACGCGTCGCATTTCTTAGCCATTTCGACGTACTGCAGGTGCCCGTTGTCTCTGGCCCGGACGTACCGGTTCCACTGCTGCTGGGCAAGCTGCTGTTCTTCGATCGAAGGGGTTTTGATCTTAGCCATGGTTTACGCACTCATCGCGGATTTTTGGCGGGGTCCGCGAGTAAGAGATAGAAGTTTGTCCCGCCAAGACTGTGTATGGACTACTGGAGCTTGATATGTAGAGAACTCAGACATCATGAGACCAATCCACGCCAAGGCGTCTACCTGGTCATCATGCATACCGTTCGGGAACCTAAGAAGTTCCGCAATCAACGGACCAGTGAACGATGCGTCGCGAGGGAAATACACTTTCCCCTGCTGCATGCGTCCTTGGATGGCTCGAGCACGCGCTTCTTTATCGCGCCGCCCAGTCTTAAGATCTTTGAAGTACGCCTCAAACAAGCCGCGCTCACGCACGCGCTTTTCTAGGAACGGGCCTAGCGCCATTTCGATGTGGCTCTTTTCGATACCTACAATCGACGGCTTCCACTGGATGTACAGATCAAGTATTCGTTCGACAAGTTCGAAGCCGTCGAACCGACCGCGCACGCAGTCCATGACGAACATGTCGTCATACTCGTTGATGCCAACTACTATCCCGACGCTGTAGTCGTTACGATCGTTCTTACCGATCGCCAAGTCCCACGCGCAGTAATACCGCATGGAGTCCTGGTCAATCTCGTCGAAGTCGTAGTAGTTAATCATGCTGCGAGTGAAGTACTGGCCGTCGTCAGCAACAGGGTTTTGCTGAAAGAGCGCCGACCAGTCGCGCGGGCCTACGGCTTTTTCGATGCGCCTGAGCGCTTGGACGTCGTACCTTTCGGGGTGGAGAGCTTCTCCCGCCTTGCGGAATTCTTCGTCTTCTTCGGCGATGGCGGGATATCTGACAACTTCCCACTCGTCTCCACCTTGAGAACCCGCTTTAAGAAGTCGACCAGCCAAGTCATCATCATGCCACCTCGTTAGAATGACCAACACGCCACCACCGGGAGCAAGACGGGTGTACGCCGTTGACGTATACCAGTCCCAGTTAGCATCCCGATTGTTCTGGCTCTCGGCATCTTCCCGGTTCTTCACCGGGTCGTCGATAACGAGAACGTGAGCACCTTTTCCCGTAATACCGCCACCGACACCAGCGGCTACGTAGCCACCGCCATCTGTCGTTAGCCATGCTTCAGCGCTTTGACTATCCGGGTCCAACCGCGTTTGAAAAATTGCTTTATAGGACGGTTCACGAAGCACCTGACGTACCTTACGGCTAAAACCCATCGCAAGCGAACCCGAATACGAGCAGCTAATAAACTCATGCGAAGGGTTACGACCCAGATGCCAAGCCGGAAACGAAATAGAAGCAAGCGTTGACTTCCCGTGACGCGGCGGCATAAAGAGCATAAGCCGTGGAGACTTTTGGTCCACCACGTCGCGAGAAAACTGTTCAAGTCGTTTGCAGACATCTTTGTGCACCCAACCCGCGTTGTAGTCCGGATTGAACTTCTCGACGAACGGTAGCAGCCGCTTACGCGACAGTATTCGTTCGGCTAGTTCTTTCCGCGCCTGTTCCTTTACATCGAACTCTTTCTTAGCTGCCTCTGACAGTGGTTCGTTGTCGGGTTTCACCTGCACTGGGTTAAGCAGCGCGTCCTCCGCGTCAGCAAGACAATAGACGCACACCCCTTTATGCTTACCAGAGTACAAGGTCTCCGGATGGAGCTTCTTGCACTTCAAGCACTCAATAGTTGGGATCTCGTCTGTCAAGGCGCGTCAGGCTCCAAGTAACCGACATCCTTACCAGCCAGCTTCAACAACTCTTCGTCAGTCATCCGCTCTATCTGAGCGGGGTTCAAATTTATGTTGACCTGCATGGCGGTGTCTGGGGCCGTTAGCCCGTGCAGCTTCACCAACGAGTCAACCGTGTTCTTCATCTCGGTCGCGTTCACTGCGGCGTTGTACGCTTCCAGGTACATCTGGTGCGCGTGCGTCCTGGTGAACTTGACCTCTTCCCGCATCTGCTCCCGAAAGAAGTTCAGAGCCTGAACTACTGCCGGGCGCTTAGCCGCATCCAACGCCGTCTGATAACTTGCGTACCCAGCTGCACGGCCAGCAGCGGCAATCGTCATGCCGCGCGCCATGTATAGAACCAGCCGCTCCTGCTGCACGGTCAGAGCTCCAAGCGTCAGCCCCATGTATGGAGTGAGCGCCTGGAACTCAGTATGGGACATCAACTCATCAGTCTGAGCTATGTCAGTGGACAGGGGTGCCTGGTTCTCTGATTGAATCGGCAAGCTCTCCAACAACTTCTTCATCCAGATAAACAAAAACCGGTGCCCGATCCCCTAGCTCATGCAAGCGGATCCTGGTCAGGTATTCGTGAAGAGATGTGGGATTAGGGTCGATAGAGGCGACGATTGCCTCAAATATCCACCCGTCGTACACCAACACTTCGTGGCCACCTCGGTATGCCGTACCGATAATGGCATCTTCGAAGCCCTCTATTGCGAACACCTGGACTTTCGGCAGCATTTATATTAGCCCTGCTCCTGTCTAATCACAAGAGTACTGGTAAATTGTCTTCACCCACCAGTACAGCATGTCGTTGCTTAAGCTCTGTTTTAAGAGATTAACCCGTAGAGCAACGAGCTGCACGTTTCCCGGTATATACCCTTGCTGGCTGTCTATTCGGTCGATGCTTGCGTTAAAGTCCTTGGCTCCCGACCCGTCGTTATGGTGAGTGAGCACTACTCCTGATATCGCACAACGGCCTTCTTGCCGTTGCCAGAGATCAATGAGGTACTCGGCGGTTACCTCGTAGTCCGTGAACCCACGACTACGGCTCTTACTTTTGCTCGTAGATACGAGATTCGTTAAGTACGGTTCGTAGCCCGTGGACCGTTGTTGACGGCGCGTGGCTTGATTACAGGGGCGGCATATTGTCCTGAAGCCGCCTTTCATAGCCTCGAAACTCGCTATGGGCAGGTCCGTCTGGCAGCGAGCGCATGTCTTAGTGTCTGACACTAGTACAACCTACCCGGAAAATCGACCGTCGATCTCCTGCGCCGGGTGAAGTTGCCGGAGTATACCCTTGATTCCGCAAAAAATTTCTATAGAAAAATTTTGCAGAAAAAATTTCTATAGGAGGGGGTATGCGTTTTTCTATCTATTTTGCTCACTCATAGTCTCCCCCCTCGCCTCCAGCACCAACCCCTTTCCCGGAATTTAGCCATTGGAACCTTGTTTTTAACCAGAATCGTGGAACCTTGTCGCCCAGTAACCCCCCAGCGTCAACGCTCGACACTTCGTGTCTCGCGGTCAGTGACTATTGTGTATCTGTCAATTAACTAGGAGTAATTACTCATGGACAACCAAGCCAATACAACCAACAACATCAACGACAACGAACAACCGGACCAGATGTATCTCGCTGCTGAGAAAGCAAAAGAAGCATCCAAGTCTGTCATCACCTACGCTAAAGAGAAGCCTGACATGGCAGCTCTATTCGTCCTAGGCGTACTCAACCTCTTCAGCTAATCCAATCGGGAGGGACCTCCAACCTCCCATCACTAACCACAAGGAACTATCCAATGACCCTCACCAGCGGCAAGACATCACTGGCCTTCAGCATCCTCGCAAACATCACCTTCCTCGGCTCGTTCTTCACTGAGCCCCCGGTTAGCCACTCACTCATCATCGCTACCGGATTAGCCGTTATCGGCACCCTCGTATCACTGCTCTCCAACGACTAACAACTATCCACTGACCACGGTCAACATACCGTGGTCAGTTGTTGTTTGCACGCAACACATGTCATGTGCCAGTGGACAACGGTCGTGTGCTCATGGCCAGTTGCCCGTGATCCGCTCACACAGGCATGTGTGCAGTGTGTGCAGCGATTACGGTTTGTGTGCAGGCATGTGTGCAGGCAAGTTTGTTGCAGACAAACGCATGCAAGTGCCTGATTTACAAACACTTTAACCCTGCGATAACGAAATGTGTGCAGTGTGTGCAGGGTTTTTACCATTTTTAAAACGGGGTGCAATTTGAAAAATACAACATGTTGTTTTTCTTGCGAACTGAAAAAATGCCTGCACACAGTGAACACACATTGATTTATAAGGAAAAATGCCTGCACACACACCCTCGTTTGCTGCACACATTGCCCTGTTTGCTGCACACATTTAGACCCTTAGCTGCACACAGTCTGTGGATAACTCAAACTAGTGGTTAAAACTGACCACTAACCACTGTTCACTTATACAGGACAACGCTCATCGGTTCCCGATTCGCGGTCAGATGTCCTATTGATTCACTTATGTAACAACCAGAGGTATCAACCATGTCCGAGCCACAGCAAATTGATCTATTCGACCCAATGGTCATTTACTGCGACGACGCTCCAGTCGTTAACCTCGATCAGTTCTTCATGTTAGTAACTAAGGATTTTGCTAACACGTTCCCCCACGGCACGCTTGCCGTCAGCCCACCTATCCCACTGCGTTCAGGCGCAGGCTGGTATGTCGGACGTGCCGGGTTCAACTTCGACGAAGTAACTAACCGTTGGTGGTACGAGCCGTACGACCGTATTTCGGACTACTACCAAACAGAATCTGAGGCTGCTGACGTAGCCTCTTGGCACCGTTGGGGAGCAGGACACCCATCCATATGAACGACACACAGTGCTACGTACTGGCGGTTGACTCACTGCAACGGGCCTTGAGCTCGTTGCAGTCCTCCCCAGACCAAGACTCCAAGGCCATGTATGAAACCCTTCGCCTCACCAACGAAGCAGCCCATGCCATCTACTCCATGGCGCACATGCGCATGATGGCGGAGGAAAAGCTGCGCGAACTTGAGACTCCAACCGAGGAGTTCTGAACGCTCGCGCGTTCCGCGCTCGCGGTCGGTGCAACCAGTGATCCAACTAACAGGTACCAGTATGAAACAGTTGCAATTACCACTAACAACTAACCACGCACAACGGATCACTCACAAACTACAACAAGCAATCCAATATGCTAAGGAGCACCCAGATGAAGTAATGCTCGCACTAATGACTATCCTGTTATTAGACATTGAAGATGACTTAGACGATGTCTCCAAGTAACCAAAGGATACTTAACCATGGCTTCAAATCCGTATACGGTTCTAAATCTAAACACTGTCCACTGGGATTGGCTCGTTGATCACGAGAACCAGTTGGCTAACCACGAATCATCAGACGTTGATATCGATACAGCGTTTGACGATGCAGACAATGCCAGCCAGTTGGCAAAGCTGCTTTCCGACTACAACTTAACAACCATAGGTAACTACAATGACCGTTAAAGATCAGACTTTCATCCCCAACGTCATCGGCTACATGTCCGAGAAAAACACCACTATTGGCTCCATAGCCAAGTACGTGGAGTCTCAACAAGCGGACGATCCGCTCGAGCGTATTGCTCTTGCATTCTTCCGTTTGCAGCGCGCTCGTCAGGCTGCAGTGACCGCCGAGCTTGAGCAGGGAGTCCCGGTTGAGGGACCGCCGTTCAAGCCGGAGCGTTTGCTCAGCTTCATTCAGTCCATCATGAACGGTGTCTGCTGGGCCGCTCGCCGCTTGTATGTGGCGAACGACAAGCAGGAATTCGGCAACGGCATCGACTTCTCACAAGACGTCGGTGACTATGTCGGAGTCTACGCTACGAACGAGCGTATCCCCGAGCTGGTGGATAGCGACTTCATGGCGCTCACCCGCCTGCACACTTTGCTCGCCGCCAAGATGGCGTACCTCACCGACATCGCTCCGCTCTACCACTTCGAGCAGCGCGCCAAGGACGAGGACGGCAACTGGTACGTCGAGACGGTGTGTAACTCGTTCTCGCAGGCCATGCCGGTTATGGACGACATTGTCGCCCGTCTCCAGCAGGAATCCGAGGCTAACGAAGTTGCTGATTTTATGAAGCAGCTGCGCGCCGCGTAACCAAACCCTAGAGAAGGTTGGTCGTCACCCTTGACCAAAACGACCACGGTCCCTCCCCGTCGCTGATACCTCGGCGGGGAGGGATCAACTTCTGGCCGCCAGGGAGACAGTGTGCCATGACTAATGGCCTAAAAAACCTACTGACACAGTTATCGACTGAACAAAAGTTAGCTTTAGAGATACACGAAATCATGCACGCTGTGCTTACCCATTCTAACACCAAGTTAAAGAATCAGAAGTTTTACAACTACTCAGTACAAGAGCTTTACGACTTTTTGCAACGTGCCGATACCAACGGCTAGTGTGACGCGCACGATGAGAAACGGGATGGTTTCCCGTAGCGTTCTCCCCGGTGAATTCCGGCGTTAGCAGCACGACAGTCCCCTGTGGTCGGGATGCGGATACCACATTGCGTTAAGTGTTTGTGGTGCGATGACAAAGACCGCCGCATAGGGGAAGCACTTCATATATAATTACCGAACCGGAAGTTTAGGGCCTGGCCAGCAGTAATGTATGGCCTCCACCGGATGCTTGGAGAAGGCTAACCCTCTATCCAGCCCTGACTTCCACCTACCACCACAGCCCGTTTGGCCACCAGGTCAAGCGGGCTTTTTTATTCCCAACACAAAAGGACAACCAGACAATGGCATCTCTCAACACAAAACAAATCATGAAGACTGCACTCGATGACCTCGTTGCGCAAGGCATCGACAGCGACAACTTGTTTGACTTCATCAGCACCGTAGCCGGAACACTCGGCTTTGTATTCGGTGCACTCCACGTATCTACCGAAAAGAAGATCCCGCTAGAAGAAATCGACCTACAGATCGACAGCATGTCTGAGTTCATTAAGTCATGTGCCCGACGTACGACTGAACTCACCCCGCCCAAAGCCAACTAATCATGGATACCTGCAGCACCTGCAAACACTGGCGTCGATGGAAACATAAAGTCACCGACCAAGCCACGTTCACATCTCGCATGGGCAACTGCAACATGGTGATGATGTGGTGGGACGCTAGTGAATGGCTCGAAGAAGAGCCGTTCACTCGAGAAATCAACCCGAAGTTTGCGCACAAACGAGCGTTCGTCCAGGACGCAAGCGACTACAGCGCATGTCTTTACACCCGTGAAGACTTTGGATGTATAGATCACAAAAGGTAAAACCATATGCATTGGAACCACAGAATAGTAGTACAACACAACGAATACCTCGGAGGAGTAGAAACAACCTACCACTTTAAAGAGGTGTTCTACGAAGACGACGGTACTCCCACAAGCTACAGCGACCCGTTTATGTGCGGTGACAACCTGGAAGAACTCCAGTCTTTAGTTAACCGACTACAAACAGCACTAAGCCACCCAGTATTAGACGACTCTATTTTCAAAGAGGACTAACCATATGAAACAAGAATACCGATTCATCGTATTTGAGTCCCAGTCCCCACTATATGAAGAAGACCCCTTCATAGCATTGTGCGTAGTCACTTACGACGAACAGGGCAAACTGTTCAAGTTCAACTACCCAATGCACACGTTCGACAACATCGAACAAGTAAACACATTTGTACTAGATATCATGCGTGCCGCCCAGCTTCCCATGCTGCATGTTAGTGACTTTCCAGTGTCAGCGTTCGACGACGAAGACATTGAGTTCTAACTATGCTGAAAGCACTCCGCGCTTTTATTAAAAGGATCAACTCTATTAAAGACTATGACTGGCGTCATGTGCCGCCGCCCAACTGGGCATGCAAACGCAGCGGCCGTGACTACTGGTAACTATCATGAAAAAACCAAACGTAATACCACCAGGAAAAATACTAATCGACTACGACATGTACAACAGTGTGCTACTCCTAGCAGAGTTCAACGGAGTGGAATACGTAAACTACGAAGTCATACAAGACTTTCCACTTTTACCTGCAAACAAACCACGAGTTACTAACAAACTACGTAACTTTTTCCACAGTGACACTATTCTTTTCTCTAGAAAAAACTCCAACGTAGTGCATCAAGCACATGAGTACGTAAAAGCTAATAAACACAGATTCCCCGAATACACATCCGAAGAACACAAACAACACTGGGTAGGACTATGGCAAGTAAATATGCATGCCAATCGTGTGGCATAACTTTCGAAGAAGACGAAATAGTCCCTGTTCACGAAGGCAACAACGTGCACTACGTAGGCGACGGCAGATATCTTGAAGACGTCGAATACGACGGTTGCCCATACTGCCTAAGCATTAGCATTGATCCAATAGAAACTGACGACGAATAACGGAGCACTAACAATGTTCTTTCTATCCGGCTTACTTGCAGCTCTAGCAATGATCTTTTTGCTACTTAAACTTAACCTACGACGTATCGCAAAGTACGACATCTTCCTGGACGTAGTACTTACGTTCTTCTTTATCTGGATCTTTGCCGGTACTTTCGCCGGTATGATGGCTGGCCTTTGGGCCGGTGCACTCATATCCATATTCTTGTGGTGGGCTAAACGTAGCCTGCCGCAAGAAGAACTCAAGTGGATCAAGACCAAGCGTTTTCCGTATCGGAAGCTAGCTTGGGTAACGATCATTAAAACCAAAAACCGTTAACTAACATCTGGCCTCTGGCCGGTTGCAGACTTCAGCCCCCCTGAACCCAGCTCTTGGTGACCAGTGCAAGCCAAGAGTCGTTGTCTGTAACTGGTCAGAGGTTAGACCTATCGCATTACTTAAGGAGTAAACAATGCGCACTATTCGTCCATCACAACTCAAGTCCGAACTAAAAGCCAACGCCTTAGCCCGCGTGCCAAGCATGATCTGGGGCCCGCCAGGCCTCGGTAAATCTCAGATTGTTTATCAATTTTCCAACGACCTATACGCCAAGGTCTTCGAGCTTCGTGCCAACTTGTTTGACCCCGTCGACGTTCGCGGCGGTCTCAAAGTAGTTGAGCAAGCCGACGGCTCGTACCGAACTCGTTACGGCGTGCCTGAGGATTACCCCGACACTAACTACCAGGGCACCGTCGTGCTGCTCATCGACGAGTTGCCTAACGCACCTAAAGCTACGCAAAACGCGTTGCTGCAGTTGACGCTCGATCGCAAGATCGGCACTTACGTTCTTCCAGAAAACACCATCATTGTTGGTGCAGGTAACCGTTCGCAAGATCGTGCCGCTGTGCACGAGATGCCAACGCCTGTTAAGAACCGCTTCGCGCATTACACGCTCGAGGCAAACATCGACGACTGGGTAGCCTGGGCGCTTCGTAACAAAATCGACGACAGCATCATCTCGTTCCTTCGTTACCGTCCGAGTCTGCTTCACAGCTTAGACGCCAACGACTACGCGTTCCCGTCGCCCCGTACCTGGGAGATGGTCAGCCGCAAGTTGCCGCATATGAACGACATGTTCTACGGCGTTGCATCGCTTGTTGGCGACGGCCCGGCTGGCGAGTACTTGGCTCACAAGGCAATCCACAAGGATCTGCCTGACATCGAAGAGCTCATCAAGAACCCGTCAACCAGCCACGTTCCGAGCGACCCATCAGCTCTGTACGCAATTGCCGGTGCGCTGGCATCACGCGTAGACCAGCTGAACTTCGACGCGATCATGCGTTACAACAGACGTTTGCCACGCGAGTTTCAAGTAGTTCTTGTCCGCGACTGCTTGGCTAAAGAACGTACTTTGATTAACGAAAAGTCATTCAAGGACTGGACCACTGCTAACGTAGAAGTAGTCATCTAAGGAGAATCACATGGCTTCTGTACGATTAACTAACGAAATCCGTAGCGATATTCATCGTAACGCTATGGAAGCTTTCAAGGTTGCCAAACCTATGCCCAAGCCTACTACTTGGCTTTGCGACCGAATCCGCGACGGCATCATGGGATCCGAAGCGTATAAGGTTCTTAAAGATATGTACGAGACACGCAACCGCTATACGTTCACTTCGCTTGGCGGAGTACCTAACAACGTAGCTCAGACTGCTGACGCTGTTGTTAACCTATCTTCTAAAACTAACTTTGGCACCACGTCTTTTCCTGACGGTACCAACAAAACTATTCCGATTGAGATGGTACCTCAGATCAAGCTTTTCCGAGGCTCGTCCTGGGGCACAGCAGATTTCTGCTTTGAGGACTTTAGTGCGCAGACGCGTGCAGATCTTGCTGGCCCTTTGCAACAACTTTCTAAAGACATTGTTGATCACTATGCTGAACAGCATGACTATTCCAAAAAGATCAAAGATCTTTTGGACGCTTGCACAACAGTTAAGCAATTGCTTACTACCTGGCCAGCAGGCGAATCGTTTGTTCCGCACGAGCACAAGACGCGCATGTACACCAAGGTTACTCGTGTCGAGCGTGCCAAACAGATCCGAGAAGAAGTTCAATTCGACGACTCATTTGTAAATGAAGTAGTACTTACCGCAAAACTAGTAGGAGGCTAACATGTCTGCTGAAAGCGCACTTATCAAGGCGCGATCGCAACTGCTCATGGAACAGCCGTTCTTCGGAACGCTGGCCTTGAGACTACGCCCCGTTGAAAAAGAGGACGTAAAGACGGCAGCCACTGACGGCACAAGTTTTTTCTACAACTCTGATTTCATACGGAAACTAGATCCAATGCAGCTTCGTGGGTTAATCGCCCACGAAGTTATGCATTGTGTCTTCAACCATCAAACTCGCAGACAAGCCCGCGACCACAGCTTGTGGAACGTTGCTTGCGACTACGCTATCAACAACCATCTTGTGGACGCGGGTTTTATTCTGCCCAAAGGCGGCTTAGTAGATCCGGCTTATAAAGACATGTCTGCAGAAGCCATCTACAGCAAACTCCAACAAGAACCCAAGAAGCACAAGCCGTGCGCCTGGGGTATTGTGCTTGATGCAAACAGCGGCAGCATAGAGTCTGGTTCTGCTGCCGAGATGGAATCCCAATGGCAGATCGCTGTTGGGGAAGCACTCTCGGTAGCTAAATCACGCGGCAAGATGCCAGGTCACCTGGAGCTTGCACTAACCGATATTCTTGACCCGAAGGTCGACTGGCGTACTATTCTCTGGCCGTTCTTTACCGATCTTACTAACGACGACTTTACCTGGCGTAAACCAAATCGTGCTTACATTTCGGAAGACGAATATCTTCCGTCAATGTACGAAGAAGCCTGCGGTAAAGTTGCAATCGTCGCTGACTCCAGCGGATCTATCTCTGACGAGCAGGGTGTTCAGTTCTTCAGCGAACTAGACGCAGTGCTCGCTCAAGTCCGACCCGAGTCCGTCGTATTTATACAGTGCGACGCCAACGTCCAGGACGTGCATGTGTTTGACCGTGGACAACGGATCACGGACAACAAACGTACGTTCAAGGGTCGTGGCGGTACAGCATTTGCCCCGGCATTTGCTTACATTAAAGAGCACCACCCGGATGTCCAGGCAATTGTGTATCTCACAGACCTGGAGTCTAGCGACTTCGACGAAGCCGAACGCAACTGCATCGCACCGACGCTTTGGGTAGCTACAACGCGACACTCACAAGCGCCATTTGGTACCACTGTATATTTACCCTCTTGATACAAACTCAGCTACTAACTATCCTCAACGCAAAGGTAGGAGACCTTTATGCCTCGAGTCACGAAAGAACTCATTTTCCCACGAGCCGTATCCACGGCTAATAAAATCAACCTCACTAGCCTGGCCATTGCACTTGGCACTTTGTCCGAAGACAAAGGGCTTAAAGAAATTGCTACCTTAATGACCGACTCCCTGTATGCGAAATCTCGCATACGAGCACAAAAGCGCGCAAATGCGGTACTCGCCGTCCTTGAAGCCTATCGTTAATACGATGGGTCATTTCACCGAAAGTGTAGAAGTTATGCAGGTCTGCGACTTGTTGCTTAATGGCTACACTACTACTGAAATAGAAACAAAACTCAAGATCCCTAAACAACGGGTCGATGAGATTTACCGAATACTGCAGGACGCTACAGCGTACGAAGAAGGATAACGCCGTGTCAGAGACTCTTGTGACTTTGGACTTTGAGACTTACTACGACGTAAAGCTCAGTCTCACCAAAATGACCACTATGGAATATGTTAAACATGACATGTTCAAGGTCTGGGGTGTTGGCATTAAAGTCAACGATGAACCAGCAGAATGGTTTGGAGCAGACGAAGCTGAAGACTGTCTGCGCCAATTTGACTGGAGCAACGTCAAGTTGCTTTGTCACAACACTTTGTTTGACGGCTACATACTAGCCAGGCACTACGGCATAACGCCTGCGTACTATCTCGATACCGCAGCAATGGCACGCGGCGCGTTTCCTGGCTTATCTGCATCTCTTAAAGAGACAAGTATTCGCTTGTTCCCAGACGACGAATCTATGCGTAAAGGCGAAGACCTTGTTAAAGCCAAGGGACTTTACGACCTTCCACCAGACATTGAAGAGGCTATCTCCAAGTACTGCGTACAAGACGTAGATCTGACCTACGCTGTTTACAACAAACTTGTGGCTAATTACCCACAGTCTGAGTTGGACCTTATTCATCTCACAACCAAGATGTTCTGTCAGCCGATTCTTAAGATTGACCGTGAACGACTGACCACGTACCACGATCAGGAATTCACTCGCGCTGAAGATCTGATCAAGAACTCCGGCGTTTCTAAAGATGTACTCTCAAGCAACGTCAAGTTCGTTGCGCTCCTTGAAAGACTTGGCATCACACCGCCAGTAAAACGCAGCCCAAGCACCGGTAACATGATCCCGGCGTTTGGTAAAAACGACGCAGGTTGGAAGCAGCTAATGGCTAAGTACCCAGAGCACAAAGCTCTCTGGGATGCTAGAACAGCAGTCAAGTCGCGCATTAGTGAGACTCGGTCTAAACGATTTTTAGACGTAGCCCACAGCGACGACACTATTAGTGTCCCGCTTAAGTATTACGCAGCCCACACTGGCCGCTTTGGCGGCACAGAAAAGATCAATCTTCAGAACTTACCTCGAGGCAGTGAGCTACGTAAATGCTTAGTAGCCCCAGAAGGCATGCTTGTTTACGTAGCAGACTTGTCTAATATCGAAGCCCGCATGCTTGCGTGGCTCGCAGGGCAATACGACCTTCTGGACCAGTTCCGCAAAGGTGAGGATATATACAGTAACTTTGCCTCGAAAATTTACAACAAACCAGTAAATAAACAAGAACATCCTACTGAACGATTTGTAGGTAAAACCGCAATCCTAGGTCTTGGCTACGGCATGGGACACAAGAAGTTCAAACTCACTCTGGAATCCGGAGCCGCAGGACCGGCCATGCAAATTTCAGAATCAGACGCCTTAAACGTTGTACATACATACAGGTCTAGCTACAGCTGCATTCCGCTCTTATGGGGGCGAATGGAAAACCTCTTGAAGCAATCACTAGACCGAAACAACTACGGCGTTACTTACCGCAACGGAGTCTTAACAATACAAGATCGTTCTCTTGTTTTGCCTAATGGAATGGCTTTGAGATACGAGAACTTACAAATGACTCCTCAAGGCATGACTTACGAAACGCGCGGGTTTAGCCATGAGTCAACTTATGGTGGTCGAATAACTGAAAACGTTATTCAGGCTTTATCAAGAATAGTAATTACTGACAGTTTATTGAGGCTAGACAAGAACTTACGCAACGGATGCGTTGCCCTTACCGTACATGACGAAGTAGTAATTGTTGCATCAGATGAAAATCCCGATGCTACAATGGCTCAAATCATTGACGATCTTTGCACCCCGCCCAGCTGGGCTCCGGATCTACCGTTGTCCGCTGAAGGTGGTTATGACAGGATGTATAGTAAGTAATGTCCAGGCTTGTTTTAACAAGGCGTTTAAACGAAACCGTTGTTGTTCAACACAACGGTAAAGTCCTTGTTGAAGTAAAAGTCTGTCGCATAGATCGTAATCAAGTTCGCATTGCTTTCGTCGCTGACCCGTCAGTAATTATTGACCGGAAAGAAACTTTAGACGAAAGCCCCGGCTCTTCGGAGCAAGACAAGAGCTAGTGTTTCTGGGGAGTTGTTATGAAGGTTACGTTTCTGGAGAGCTCAAACGGCACTCCACTTAGCAAGCATTACTTCACAAGTGGCGAATCACGACCGTATCCGTATGTAAAAGACGTAACTTCGTACGAGCACACAATACCTAATGATCAAGCTGGTTTAGTGCAGCTTGAAAATTTGATTCGCCAGCATGCTGCAAAAGGTAACTGCATGCTGAAAGGCCCATTGCGTCGCCAACTTGTAAACGAAAGCCGCGCACAAAAAAGCGACAGGCTTGCCGTTAGCAATTTACTTGTACTCGACTTTGATGCAATCACATTACCGCGGCGAATTGTACGTTCGAAAAAGCTGAGCGCTAATGACGTACAACTGATCTCTGAACAGATTATTGCTGAGCTGCCACCTGAACTTCATAACGTTAGTTATATCGCGCAGGCATCAGCTAGCCTTGGTCTTAAAGGCGATCGTATTTCGTTGCACATCTTTATGATGCTTACAGTGGCTATGCCACCTAAGTCCATAAAGCTTTGGCTACAAAACATCAATTACGTTTCAGATCTTCTCAAGCCACAACTTGAGTTAAGCGCCAACGGCCAGTCAATCAAACACCCATTAGACGTGTCGGTTGCTGATAACAGCAAACTAATCTTTATATCGCCACCGACGTTTGAAGACTCGACTAAAAACCCATTCGTGTCTGACGACAACCGCGTCATCCGCGTCGACAGAGACAACGCAACGTTTGACATGGCAGCAGCCATGGCAAGTCTCAACCCAGAGACTGTCTTCCAAATAGGACAACAGATTAAAGATGACCTTCGCGAAGGCAAAGGCATCCGCAAGAAGTCTGGTAAGTACCAGACAATGACCATTGAGCACCAAGCTCACGAAGTACTATTAAACCCAGACAAAATGTCCATCTCGATTGCTGACAGTTCAGCAATGCCTTGGGTCCGCTGCAATATCAATGGCGGCGATAGTGGCGGCTACTACTTCAACATCGAACGTCCGACGTACATGTACAACTTTAAGGACGAACCAATATTCGAGATTGAAAAAGCCGACAAGGAATTTTACAAAAGCATCTTCGAGATCTTTCAACAGCATCTCGAGAAAGTCGGTAAGTCTACTTACCCGGTTGTTCTTCGTGACTATTACACCGACGTCTACTACAACGGAGTATTTGACCCGAACTTAAACCAGTTCACAGAAGAATACCCGTTAATCCCGACTAGCAAGACCAGCATTGAAAGTTTCATGCTAAGCCACGGACGTCCGGAACCAGACTTTATCCGTGACGCACGCGTTGTGTTTGACCCTACATCTAACAGTCCAGCCATTGATTTCGACAATGTCCCATACTTCGTAAACATGTACCGTAAAACTAAGTACATGTTAGGAGCTGAAGACCTTGGCTTTAAACTAGAGTTTGGCCAAGCAAAACTGATATCGAACCACTGCCCACTAATCTATACCTTGATACATCACGTTCTTGGCAACGGTGACCAGGAGTTCGAACGTTTTATCAACTGGCTGGCTTACATATTCCAGACACGCAAGAAAGCCAAGACAGCCTGGGTACTTGGCGGCGTACCAGGAACCGGTAAAGGTTTGTTTTACAGCAAAGTACTTCGTCCCTTGTTTGGTTCTGAACACGTACCAATGCGAGCACTGCAGAGCATTGAAGAACACTTCAATCTCTACATGCGTAACTCAATCTTCTTGATTGTCGACGAATTTCACATGGCCTCGTCTTCGCTTGGCGCTATGAAGATTGCTGACAAGCTTAAGAATCAGATCACAGAAGATACAATCACAATCCGCGCAATGCGCACTAACCAAGTTGAAGTTCCCAACTTTACGAACTTCATCTTTCTTACTAACCGCAATGACGCAGTAAAGATAGAAAACGGCGATCGTCGGTACAACATTCCGCCACGCCAGGAATTCAGGTTAGAAGAAGCGCACCCTGAGCTACTCAAGAACCTAGACAAGTTAGAAGACGAACTGTTTACCTTCGGATCTATCTTGCATAGCTTCGTAGTTAATGAGCGTATGGTTCACACCTGTATTGATAACCAGGCTAAGAACCATATGCGACACGTTTCTATGTCGCTTATGGAAGAGTTCTCGGAAGCTATTAAACGCGGCAATCTGTTGTTTTTTAGCGACATCTTGGACATTAACACCGCCAACGTTCAGAACATGAACGAAGTTGCTACGGCGCAACGGTTTGTTAAAACCTGGATTGCTAACGCTAAAGAGAAGTACGACATCATCCCGATGGAGCATCTCCGTACTGTGTATCACGTACAAACCGAGTCAAGTAACCGTTTGTCCCAACGTGAGTTCACAAAGCAGATGAGCCGCAATGGCATAGAAACGTCTCGTAAACGAGCGCCTAATGCCAGCCGCGACAGCAACCTTATTAGCGGCGTAACAGTTACTTGGAACATTGACGACCTCGAGCGTCAACGTCTCATCAACATCTATTTTGATGGGACCGACCAACGACTGTTGCAAAATACAAACATTAGCTATACTGACAAGGTCAATTCCAACTGAGTCAGTAATAGTGATTAAACTTACGCAGAGTACCAGGCCGGACTCTGAAGACGGTTTACTTAAACCTGAGAAGTTCGGTCCTGTCCCCACCTGGTCCTATTCGGCGCTCAAGACCTTTGAAGAGTGTCCTTACCGAACCTACATTCAACGTGTTAAGAAGATCCCTGAACCGCCTAGTCCTGCGGCAGATCGAGGCACAGCAATCCACAAGCTGGCCGAAGAGTTTGTCAAAGGCGAAATAGGCGAACTCCCAGCTGAGCTTGAAAAGTTCGAAGACGAGTTCCACGAGTTACGTACGCTTTTTGCGGACGCCAAAGTAGAACTCGAAGGCGAATGGGGCTTCAGCATCGAATGGGAACCTGTAGGCTGGATGGTCCCGCAGACTTGGGCACGGATTAAACTAGATGCCTTAGTCCACCAGGACGACACCAGCGCAAGAGTCATCGACTTTAAAACCGGTAAAAAGTTCGGCAACGAAATCCCGCATGCCCAACAGTGTTTGCTATACGCAATTGCAACGTTCTTCCGGTACCCGCAGCTTCAGTACGTTCGGACCGAGCTCTGGTACCTAGACAAAGGCGAGTCAACAATGCGCGGCTTTACACGTCAAGAAGCCATGCAATTTGCGCCAGGCTTCCACAGCCGAGCAATAGGCATGACGACCTGTGAAGACTTCACCCCGACGCCCAGCAAAGACGCCTGTCGATGGTGTCCATACGGCAAAGGTGAACACCCTGAATGTACTTGGGGGGTAAAGTAACAGCACTAAAAACCGGAGCACAAATGCTATTCTTTTTCAAAAAACCTAAAGTTACTGTTGATTGTTTTATCGACAGTAAAATTATGGCAGACGCTTATTCAATCCGAAGAGCAATCAAACTTACCCCCAGCTGGTGGCAAGACTTAACTCCAACTTGTCCAGTATCTATTTCTGGCATAACTGAACAAGTTCCAACGTCAAAGCAGTGCTCCGGTTTTTTATCTTTGTATAAAGAGTCATGGGTAGTTCCTTTGTGGTCTGACCTAATTGTCCATACCGCAAGTAACGGACAGTACAAGTACAAGTTTGCAAGTAACGAAACTTGGGCAACTATGCACACACATCCTTCTTACCAATACCAAGGTGGATTTACAGACAAGATACATTTTAAAATTAACTGCCCATGGCACTTAGCTGAAAACAGAAAAACAAAGTTTTTGTTTTTACCAGCTACTTGGTCGTTAGCAGACAGCCATGCCCAATTGCATTTTTTACCAGGCATATTGGACTTTACTAGCAACCACGCCATACACGCTAACGCACTAGCTCCAAAAGCTGAACAGCAATATAGGTTTTTTGCGGGGTCCCCGCTCATACACCTTGTTCCTTTAACGGAACATGAAGTTAGATTTAAAACACATGCGGTCACCGAACAAGAGTTCAAACAACTGCAAAAAGACACCCACCCGCGCAACTTAAACAAATTTTCATAGCCTACTACCTTAGGGCTACGACTTAAACCCCTCCTAGTGAGGGGTTTTTTTGTGAGCATTAAAAGCTCGTCGTAACCTAAGGAGGACTCATGTCCCTTTTCTTGAAGCTGGTAACAGCTCTAGAAATAATCTTACTTCTTAAAAAGTTACGAGAACAAAATGAAACCTCTACTTCAAACTCAAATAGCTATACCGTTATCAAGAACCCGGTTCAGAAAAAGCGTCAAGGAACCGACGCTAACAATGCTGAAATCCGGCAAAGCTAACAAAAAGCTAGGGGGCTCCGTCCGCAAAGGAATGTGGAAGGGGCTCCCGATTTTTTCCCTGACGCTTGAAGAACGAGCTTCTTGCCCATCTACCTGTGAGCAATGGACCAACTGTTACGGCAACAACATGCCGTTTGCTCACAGATATGACCACACCCACCCTCATTTCGAAGAAGCACTGACCACGGACCTCTTGCAACTGTCAAAGCGCCACGAACAAGGATTCGTTGTCCGTTTGCACGTACTTGGCGATTTCTACTCTGTAGATTACGTCCGCTTCTGGATGACTATGCTGCTAGTCCTACCTGGACTACGAGTGTTTGGGTATACACATCATCGGCACAACACCCCAGTTGGACAACTAATAGGTAACTTAAACGTTACCTTCCCAGACCGTTGGCGTGTACGGTTTTCAGATGACCCAAACATCGAGTTCCGGTCACAAGTTGTTGCTTCTTTGCAACAAGCTACCGGAGTCGTATGCCCTGAACAATTGGGCAAAGCCGCCTCATGTGGCGACTGTGCGTACTGTTGGCACAGTGAAAAACCTGTATTCTTTGTTGAACATTGACAAAACTCGAGTTAGTATCTGATCTTTACTGAGAACTAATCAATGCTTAAACCTTTTGATCACCAAGTTAAAACTACTAATTTCCTTCTAAAAACTCCCCGAGCACTTATCACTTCCGACCCAGGAACTGGTAAAACCCGCAGCGTCATCGACGCTTATGCTCAGCGGAAAGAAGGACGCATGCTCGTACTTGCGCCTTTGTCGATTCTCTCTGCCTCATGGGGAGACGACATTAAGAAGTTCCAACCCAAGCTGACCTACATCGTTGCTTACGCTAAAAACCGCGAAGCCGCGTTCAAGTCCAAAGCTGACATCGTTATTACCAACCACGATGCAGTAAAGTGGATAGCTAAGAACGAAAAGCTACTCCAAGGATTCGACACCATTTGCATCGACGAATTCACGGCATTCAAAAACAAAGACAGTCAGCGTAGCAAAGCAGTGCTTAAGCTAGCTGCCAAGTTTAAGTACCGCATCGCCATGTCTGGTACTCCAAACAGCAACACAATCCTGGACATCTGGCATCCAACACTAATCGTGGACGACGGTGAACGGCTCGGTAAACGTTTCTACGGCTTCCGATCAGCTGTCTGTACTTCACGGTTCAACGGCTTTGCCAACGAGTGGGTAGACAAGCCCAACGCCCAGGAAATCGTTGCAGCGTCTATTAAAGACATCAACATCCGTTACCAGCTAGAAGATTGCATCGACATGCCAGAACAGTCTGTACACACAATGTGTGTACAACTGACACCTGACATCATGAAACAGTACGAGCTCTTGGCTGCCGACTCCGTTCTTTACACCGGTAAAGAAACCATCAACGCCATCAACGCAGGCGCACGCGTCAAGAAGCTTCTGCAGTTATGCACCGGCGCTGTCTATACCGAAGACGGTGTAGCCTGTGGGATACACTCCGAACGTTACGAACTTGTAATGCAGCTGGTATCCGAGCGCAAACACTCGTTAGTAGCGTTCAACTGGCGACACGAACGTGAACATCTTGTTCGTCTTGCTCAAGAAATGGGCCTTGAATACGGTGTTATCGACGGCGACACGCCTGCCAATAAGCGTAAGGACATCGTCGATCGGATGCAGGCTGGTCAGCTCAAAGTCGTATTTGCCCACCCGCAGTCAGCAGGCCACGGTTTGACGCTAACCACTGCAACAACAGTCATCTGGGCGTCGCCAACGTACAACGCTGAACACTATCAGCAGTTCAACCGCCGGATCTACCGTGCTGGCCAAACCCAAAAAACAGAAATCATCCACATTGCAGCAGACAATACGTGGGAACCTGATGTATATACCAAACTACAAACCAAACTTGAACGTATGGACGACCTATTACAGATTCTTAATCAACTCACTCCAGCAAGGAAAATAGCATGACCGTAAGCATCAACGACCTTATAGAACGTCGCGCCGAAATCAAGCGCGAAACCGAACAGCTGAACAACCGGCTGAAAGATTTGAAAACCGCTCAGGACGAAATCGACCTGGCGCTTTTAAAGAAAATGGACGCTGAGGGATTGTCTCGCACTGCGAATGGCGATTACTCGGTATCCATCAATGAAGACACGGTACCGGAAGTAGAAGATTGGGACGCTTTGTACAATCACGTTATTTCTACCCGTGACTTTAGCTTGATCCAAAGACGGGTAAGCTCAACGGCTTATAAAGAGCTGTTGAAACTCGGGGAAGGAGTCCCCGGCCTTTCACCAAGGACAATCCGTAAGATCAATTTTCGTTCACTCTAAACATAGGAATATACCTAAACATGTCTAATGCAATCGCTCTTGTATCGTCCAACGTTCCTGCCCACGTTATGCAAGGCACTGGCCTTGGTAACGAGAATGTCGGCCAAAACGTAACTATCCCTCGCGTCAAGCTTCTTCAAAAGATGTCTGACGAGGTGGACAAGTACAACTCCAAATACATTCAAGGTGCTGAGCCTGGTCACTTCTTAAACTCCTTGACTGGCCAGAACTATGGCGAAGAGCTGTACGTAATCAACTTGTTGTTCCGCAACGAGTTCGTTGTATGGCGTAACCGCGATTCAGGCGGCGGCATCCTTGGATCATTCAACTCGTTGGCCGAAGCTCAAGAAGCCATCAAGTCCCAAGACAAGCCGCAGGACTACACCATCACTGATACCCATTCACATGTGCTTTTGATCAAGAACCCGGAAACAGGTGAACTTGACCGTACGCCAGTGATCATGGACTTCTCGAGTTCGAAGATGCGCATCTCGCGTAACTGGAATTCGGTCATTGGTTTGAAAGGCGGTAACCGTTTCTCGGGTCTTTGGAAACTTAAGTCCGTCTCCGTCACTAACAAAGCCGGTGCCCAGTTCATGAATCTGGAAGCTGACTTTGTAGGTTGGGCCACCGAAGAAGACTACGAGTATGCCAAGTCCGTTTATGGACAACATACCGGTCGGATCGTTGACTAATCAGTGAACGAACACGGCTTCATACGAGCTGTACATGTGGATCTTCCATCGGAGGTTTTCCGGTGGAAGATCCATGATACGTTTGCGGGCGGAGTACCTGACGCTTTTTACGCCGGACCTGTAAGTACTCTATTCGTAGAATACAAGTACGTAAAAGCATTTCCCAAACGAGACACCAGCCCAATACGTACCAGTCTCAGCCCACAACAGATCCATTGGCTAAATAGACTACACGACCTCAACCAGCCCGTAGCTGTTGTCATTGGCTGTGAAAAGTTAGCCGTTGTTCTTACTGATAAAACCTGGTCAGAGTACATACCAAAACAAGACTTCTTAAACAAAGCCGTACAGTTTGCAGATGTATCCAAATGGATACACAACAAGACATGCATAGAGGCTATATGACTATCGATAACGAAAGTCCGCCCGACTCCTGGAGAGAAGAGATTCTCAAAGGACCAGCATCTGTAAGCCAGCTAAGAGAAGTAATAGCTGACTTAAAGCATTCATTAAAGGTATCCAAAGCAGAGTCTGAACGTCTTAAAGACCAGAACTCTAAGCTAATGAACCAGTTGACCGAAACAATAGCCAGGGAAATGGAAACACTGGCTACTAACGCTCGCCTTAAAAAAGAGATAAGCGAAGTATGGAAAGCAATAAAAACCGTCTAGAACGGGAAATATCCAGATTAGAAAAAGAAATAGCTGCATACCGTAGTTACCACTCAGAAAAAACAGCTACAGAAATAGCCCTCATACTATTTGGGGTTTGCGTTGGGCTTTGGTTTGGTTACTTAATTGGAGCAAGCCAATGACTGACGAATCGCACTTTGGCGCCATCCACGAAAAAACAAAGCTTGCTGTGCTACGAGAAGCGGTAGACAGAGCTGATAATCTGGCCTCTGTCCAAGCACAACTAGCAACTAGCCAAGCTCAGACTATTGCTAGCCAAGAAACACTAATCCAAGACTTAAAGAATCAAACCCTAGAACTTAAATCTAGAATTAGATCTTTAGAAAGTGAAATCTCAGAACTAAGGATTGCTTTAAGTTATGACTAGACGCATAGAACAGCCTTACACCAGGCTCTCTCGATTCAACCCTAAACTTACGTTCGAGCAATACAAAGTGCTTGTCGAACGAAAGAAACATGCCCGTGCCAACCTGGAACGTGTCAAATACAAAGACTTAGTAGAAAAATGGGGCGTTAGACAGTACTACATGGCTACTGCTGTTAACCGTGGAATAAAACAATACGACTATTTGCTATGGAAAGCGGGTGAACTGCAATGACCCGCGACGACATCATCCGAATGGCGCAAGAAGCGAGATTCGATGTAGAGGTGCAGGACACATTTAACTACAAACCTCAGCACTCTTTTATTGGTAGTGACGAAAACATCGAACGATTCGCCGCCCTCGTTGCCGCAGCCGAGCGGGAGGCGTGTGCTCAAGTATGTGACCGTATAACATGGAGCAACGAAGCCAAGTTCTTTGCTACTGCTATCCGACAAAAGGAAAATACAAATGACTAAAGATGCAGTCAACCCGTCCCACTATAAACGTGGCGACATCGAATGCATTGACGCAATGCGAGCTAGCTTAACGCCGGAAGAATTTCGTGGTTACTGCAAAGGCAACGTCATGAAATACTTATGGCGCCATGGGGAAAAAGACGACACTGTGCAAGAAGCAAACAAAGCTAGCTGGTATCTGTCATGGTTGCAGGGTAAAGACCCTCGCAACTTTACTCCATAGTAGTCAGCATCTGCTGCAAAAGATGAGACACCCTATCCACCAGGGCCTCGTCTTCCGATAGTTCGTAGTATCCAGCCACGTCAAGAATAGCGTGCACAGCTTCGTGCAAAAATACCTGCTGCCTATTGGTACCTTTTAACGTACCTATAATTTCTATCCGGTACTGGTCGGGCATCCACATGCCCACACAGTCTTTGCCGTGCTTCCATTTTTTAGCAGGTATATTAGCTATACAGATAGTGTGCCCGGCAAGCTTAAACTGCTTCGGGATACCATCTTCAATACGCTTGGAAACTGGCATGCTGAACCCCTCCAAGTAGCTGGGAAGGGATTTTAACTTTTCTTCTTAGGGGCAGAATACCCCTTAGACGGTTTTTTCTTTTCCATCTTAATAGGCTTAGTTGGGGCGTTTAAGCGGCACTGTTTACCCTGGTGCATTTCCGTCTCCCGTAACCGGCTTCGGATACTTTTCTTTAACTTCCAACACCTTACGACGCATCTCTTCAAGGGCCTCTCCGCCCTTCCACAGTGCGTCAAGCTGATCCCTTACGTCAGGATAACTATCACGCCTTAAAGCAGCGTAGCTCTGTTTAACCTTGTACTTCACAAGGCACCTCTACAACCGTATCCAAATGCTTAAGATTAAAAACAACTACCTTCAACAGTTGTGGGTAGTCCACTTCAAACTCAATAGACTCACCTTCTACGTCTAGTAGTTCACCATCAACAGCTACTTTGCTACCGGCTGGCAAACCACTAACACGGTTAGTACTAACAGTTACTTGCAACGGTTTCTTGAATCCTACCCGCCCGTTTTCAACGTCGTACCAAACCGAATTAACATCAGTGTTAACTGGCATCTGAACAACGTAAGCAGCATCTGAAAAGAAACTAGCTTCCACTGCTTTATTAACCGAGCAAATACACTTACCGGTTACGTCGAATGCAAAAGTAATCATCGTTTTGCACCAAGAATAGAAAGCGTAATGTTACGAAGGTAAGTTGGCTGGCTATTAGTACCAAGTGGCAAGTGAACCGCTTGAGATCCAACAATCACACGCACTCTAACGTTTTGCAAATTCACAGCGGTGTGCGCCATAGCAATAGAAAACACGCTCTGTGTGTCACCGCCAGTAGTTCTTGCACCAACTCTACTGGTAGCTACAGTCTGATACCCAGACCACGAGCCGTTAGCGTACTTATTCACCTGCATGTAAAGCAGCTGGCCACCGTCATTCACTGCGCTTCCATCGCAGAACGCGTAAAACACAATCTGCACACCAGCCGTTGAGTCAACGCCGACGTCAATCTGAGGCGTTTCAATGGCCAAATGACCACCAGTTAACGTACCGCCACCACTAATTATGTAGTCTCCATTACCGGCCCCGACATAAAAATAGTCGTAGAACGGATCGTCTACATACACATAGTCGCCATTACCTGGGCCAACGTACGTATAACTACCGCCAGACTCATACACACCAGTAGTCACATACACGTCTGCTGAAGCGTATGTCTCAGGAAGAGTAATTGCGTTTCCGGCAATTTTTAGCGTGCCGACTTCAGCGTTACCAATCTTGGCGCTAGTAATAGCTGCAGTACCGATCTTAGCGGTAGTAACTCCAAGATCTCTAATCTGCAACCGATTACGACCAATACTTCCATCGTAGTACGTATCAAGCGTAACGTTATCAATAGTCAGTCTAGCCGCATCAATCGAACCAGCCGTAATCTTATCGGCGCTAAGGCTCGCAATCTTCGCGTCATCAATTGCCGCGTTACCAATCTTAGCGTTAGTAATCGTGCCGTTACGAATGTAAGCGTCGTTCATGTAGACGCCAGCAGGCACCGACACACCGTTAATCGTTGTCGGAGTAGCCTGAACAATGAACGGAATAATTGTCGTCTGCCCAGGTGATGCAATAGCAAACCGGTCAACGTTAACGATGAACGAAGATACTACAGAGCCGTTGTTAGGCTCAGAGATAAGACCAAAGCCTGACACATGACCGTTGTTGTCAATCTTGACGGTATACTTAGCTTGAATTCCGTTGATAGTCGAAGCGTTTGTTTGTATCGCCGATGTGTTATTACCGACAGTAGTCGATAGGGTGTTAATCGTGCTGGCTTGGGAACTAATGGTCCCTTCAGCCGTAGTCACACGAGTAGTCAGATTAGATATATTTGTCGCACTAGCATTAACACCCGTTGTAGGGTTGTTAACGGTGCTCTCCAACGCACTAATTGCAGATGCCTGAGCCGAGTTTGTGTTCTCAGTAGATGTAACCCGACTATCAAGCGCGTTAAGTGCTGAAGAAGACGCCTTAGTCGCGAGCCCAGTCGTGGGGCTATTGACCGTGTTCTCAAGTAAAGTAATTGCCCCGCTCTGAGAATCGTTAGTGTTTTCCGTAGCCGTAACTCGATTCGCAAGCGCAGTAAGCGCTGACGCCGTAGCCTTGGTAGCAAGCCCGGTTGTCGGATCATTAATCGTATTCTGCAGCGTAGTTATGGAGGAGCTTTGGGTCGAGTTAACTCCTTCAGCGTTTGAAACACGCGTTTCAAGATTAGTTACTGCGTTTGCAGTAGCAACTACGCCAGTCGAAGGATTGTTAACCGTAGACTCTAAAGCATCAGTACGGCTAGACAGCGCCCCATCAGCCGATACACGAGCCTGCCTTTCGCTAAAGACCAGCCCAGCTGAAAGCTGCGTTACATCTGTGCCGGTATAGTTACCGCGCAATTGAGCAGCAAGAGTCTCTCTAGCTGACGCCTGTGCACTATCCCCATCGGCTCTAGCAGTCTGCTCAGCTTGTAGCGCAGCAATCGTTGCATACGTTCCGGCGGCTGTAGCAGACAATGTAGTTATCTGCTGAGCTAATGCATCGTCCGCCTGGGTGCGTAAAGTAGCCTCATTGGTAATCGCAGTTCCACGAGCCTCAGCTTCAGCAATCAACGCCGCAGCTCGCGTAGACGCTTCGTTTGAAATAGCAGCCGCACGAGCTGCAGCCTCTTGCGCAACACGCCAAGCAACAGAATTAGTAACCGCAGCACTCGCGTCAATCAGATCAATTCGAGTCCTAAGATCTGCGTACAGCTGCGACTCAGTAATTGCACCAGTCAATACGTCTAGCAACTCTTCAACATCAAGCGCGGTCTCGGCCAACGTACCGTTGATAGAGTTATACGGACCGGCGACACCGAACTCGTTTACGTGTCGCGCCCAATAATAAAAGCTCGCGCCTTCACCAACCGGGTCAACAAACGAAATGCCTGAGCTGACGCCAACTAACTGAGCGTCGCCTATGATGTCCTGGTCGTGTCGCCAGATTTCGGTCAGGCCGTGATAAGCGTAATTTGGGTAATCCCAAAAACACGTAATTAACGAGTAGCCGCCAGTCGCGGTAAAGTTCGTCGGTGCGGTAGGCGTAGCACTCGGCGGAGGTGGCGGAGGCGGTGGTGGAGGAGGGGGCCCAATCACATATGGATTCTTACCTAGCTCAACGGCCAGACCGGAATCCAACAGTTCTCGAAGTGTAATCGCTCGATCACGCTCGTCACCGCGACGGCCAAGACGAATCTCAACCGCTTCAGCTAAGCTTTCTAAATAACGACGGAGCTCCGGCGTAATGCTCGACGGTATGCTCGAAATACCAGGTACCGTCGTTGCTTTGACTGTACGAGCTTTCGTCATGTGCTGGCGATCTCATCCATGCTCTGAGCAAGGCAGACCTCGTCGATCTCAACCGCGCCAGAAACCTGTACTTCCCACACCTGGGCCACCTTCGGTGGAAGACGCATCACAGGCTCACGTAATGATCCTGTCGTTGCGCCGTTTGGCACAGTAACGGTCTGGGTGTATACGCCACTGGCGTACGACAGACCGTACTCGGCAAACAATACCCCGTCGCCCCAAACCTTAACAGTCACCGGATACGCCTGTGCGTGGACCGAGACCCAGCTCATGCTGAGCGGCTTCGGCATAACCACCTGTTTTGACTTCCAGGTTAGCGTGCGCTTGGTCGTACCGCCCCGGTACTTACGAATCTTGTTGGCGACGATCAGATACAGCTCGCCATCCTTCGGATTCATGTAACCACCGCGCACCTCTGCCTCAGTGGTAAGCGTCGACAACGCGGCCTCTTCGGCCCGAGGGTCAAAGCAAAAACCCTTGTGCACGCCGCCCTCAGTCCAGAACGCCACGTAAGTGTTCTCGTGGCGGAAGGCTCGGTAGCCCGTAGGATTGAAGCTGGCGTTCCACTGGCTGGCGCTAACCAACCCCTGCGTCACTACCCGTCCCTCGCCGCCAGAGACCGCTACCAAGCCGTCCGGCCCGGCGTACAGAAGATAGCTGCCCATATCGACCACGCTGTTTACGTTGACACAGGCCTGTGGCAGGTCAACACGGACAGCGGTCATGGCGCTCGGATCGGTGCCAGTGACAAAGTACGGGGTGCCATTGGTCAGGGCTACGATGCCGTTGGCCACGGCTCCAATGGCTACGATGTTTTCTTCGAGGGTAATTCTGTAGTCGATTGGCCAAGCGTGCGGTAAAAACGGTTCACTGAGACATAACCGTTTACCGGTGAACCCTGCAAACACACCGTTGGCCACGGCTATCAGGCCCTTCATAGGGCCATCTGGATACAGGCTGGTGTTGTCGTCCGGTGGGCCAATCCAGGTCTCGCTCGGAATAACTTCACCCAAACCTGCCGACGGGGTCGTGTCTGCATAGGTAGTGGTCGTAAGTCCTACTTCTGCCAAGAACTGGAAAGCCGTGTTGGTAGAACCGGTGTTAGAACGGTAGATACGCTTAACCGACCCTGCACCAAAGTTGTAGTTGCCGCTAGGGATCTGATTGACCGGCATCGTGATAGTCACGGTTTCGGTATCAGTACGCTCGATCGGAGCCGTAGCAGGGCTAGGCGGACCTTCCTCGCCAAAAGCGGTTACAAAGGTATAGACGTACGAGACATCGTCTGGCGTCTGGTCTTCGTCAGGGGTGCCCGTCTTTGTAATCGACGGAGCAGTTGCCGGGGCAGGAACGCCTAACCGATAACTGTTGGCCGGGTATCCAGACGACCCAGCAATCATCGTATTAACGGTACCGATACGCGGGTAGTCGTCACCGGTAAAATACAGGCGAGCCAGCGTGTCACCAGGGATTGGACCGGGTACGGCCTTAACGCCATCCTGGTTCCACTCAAGCCAGTTAGTATCGCGGTAGAAATAGATGGACCGTCGCAGACCGCTCTGAAGCGTGAATACGTCTACGTCGTTAGTTGTCGGGGTCAGTCGCCCGGACTCAAAATCAATGTTCTCGGCCGTCTGGCCAAACTGGTCTGCTAGAAGTCTAGGTGAGACTCCCGGTGCGATGCCGCTAAACCGGTCGAGCTTAAAATAGGCCATACGTACCTCACTTGAGTAGCAAGGTAACGAGGATTCCCGCCATGCTACAGATCAGTGTGAACCCAATCAGGATTCCCCATTGGTTAATCTTCTCAATACCGGACTCGATCTTAACGAGACGATCGTCGATGTTCTTCGATCGTTCCTCGCACATAGCTTCGTGGACGGCTAACCGGGAGGCCACCTCCCAATAGCGGTCGTCGAAATCGTGCCCGTTATTCGACGACATGGCCTGAAAGTGGCTCAGCTGGCTTACTGCCATCGGATTCAGCCTCCACCCGAACTTTAATTAGATTAGCCAAATTAACTACCGAAACTTCATGGATAACCGCTTGGCGGCGAGCAGCAACCATCATCTCCTGAGCCTGAGCGTGCAGGGACATTAGCTCTTTGACCTCGTTTGAGATCTTGTCCAGCTCATACTGCTTACCATCAATTGTTACCGTAGCGTCGGCCATAGGTTCTTCCTAAGTGATCTTTCCTGCCCTAAATATTACCACGGCAGGTAGCCGTGGTAGAAATTAGGGGCGTTCTTCCGGCTGGATGGGGGCCTCAATAATCTCCTTGACTCGCTCCTCTTCCAACAGTCCTAGCGCAACCAAAGCGTCAAGTCCGTCAGCAGTTCGCTTGTCGGCGAGGTTAATCTGCGAAACCATGTTGAACGTCTCAAACCATGCTCGCACCGGCACGCTGGTCTGCGCCGCATCGATGATCCCGACAAACTCCTCGTCGGTCAGTCGATAGCGGAACGCCAGCTTAGTGACGATTTTTGGCTCGACCTGAGGAATAAAGATAAACTCTTCTGACATTGTCTAATCCTCACTTAATCCGAACATAGGGCGACAAACTGCTGCCGGTTGCAAACGAAAGGCCCTGAGTTACGCCAATATGGGTTGGCGTGCCTGAGAAATAACCACCACGGTTTGTTAATTCATAGGCTTTTGTACCAACAGTGCCGTATTGGTTGCGAGCCATGAAAATTCCGTACCACTTAGAATCAAACTTCTCTAACCCCATAAAGTTTAAGTAAATACCACCGGCAGTCTGCAACGTATTGCTTGGCGGGTTGTTGTTGAAAATTAATGGGTGAAGCGTCCAGGTCTGACCAAAGTCCGTAGAGGTGGCAATGGTAGAACCTGCAGTGTCACCGTTAGTAGTTGATACGTTGTACATAATCAACGTATCGCCATCCCGCATAAGGCGCGGCTGATAGCCAGATGCACCCCAAAAATAATTACGCAGGTGGGGGTTTGCACTCGCTGCGTTTAAGAGGGTGTAGTTGATACCGTCTGTAGTCTTAAGGAAGTACAGACTAGTTGTATCGTTACTATCGAGACAAATAATGGTGCCTTGGGTCGGATGATCTACGCAGAAGCGATACCCCGAAGAGCCAAACAACATAGAATGGCCTATAGAGGTCGGCATACCAACCGGAACAGTCCGTTGAGTCCACGTCTGTCCGTCAGCAGACGTCATGATACGGCCGTCCCATGTCACCATAATCCAACAGTTACCCACAGTAGACCAAGTAAACCGACCCGGATAACGTAGATCTGAAGTGATATTTAGCGACGTAAAGTTAACGCCGTCTGTGGTCTTAAAGGCGTTAGCGCTCCACCCGCTTCTGGCGTACTCATAAATAGTCCACAAAAGCGCAGTAGTCTGATTTTCCGCTGGGATCGGCGTGTAGCCCCAGTTCCATGTAGTCTGATAGTTACGAGTAGCATTTTGTGTAGGGCTATTAGCGCCCGTCGACCAAAACATACTGAAGCCGTTGGCGTCAGTATCCATTGAGGAGCGGTAGCCACTAAACACGAGCCGGTTATTGAACAAATGAACTGAATGAACTCCGCCACCGTCGTCGTCCTGCTGGGCGGTCACGGTGTTTGCAAAGTTGACGCCGTACTTATGCTTGAACCAAGTAGAACCTGCGCCTGCGTAGTTGCTGCCAATTAGGCATATATGCTTGTACGGAAGTCCGCTTGCTTGATCTGTTCCTAGCTGAAAAAATTTGGCGCCAGCATGACTAGAAGTTTGGTTCCAGTAGTTTGAGTACGACAAGAACGACCAATCCTTATGGAGGGGATCAGTAGGCACGCTGATTCCACACAGCGTATTTGATGCAACAAGAGGCGCGTACGCAGAGGAGTACTCTTTGATAACGCCGGTCTGCATGTATTCGCGAGTACCGTCAGTAAAGCTAAACCCTTTGGTTCGCGCGTTAAACTCGACGACTTCCCCGAGTATCGAATCGCCGCCGCCAGTAAATTGAGTGAGCGTACTCATGTGAAAACCCATCCTCTCGTTGCGTCTGCATACCGAAGTTGAACAGCGGCGTAGGCCGCGTTAATCGTAAGATTCTCTGCAAGGGACTGGATATTTGATCCGTTCCTTGCGATGACGTTGTCTGTTCTGCCGTTAGCCACCGTCACCCACACCACATCGCCAAGCGACGGGGTCGCTGGCAGCGTGACCGTGGTCGCTGCTGCGTTGACCAGAATGTAGTGGTTGAGTGCTACGGCCTGCTGAGTCGTGCCGCTTACAATATTCGCGGTGGGCAACCCCTGAACAGGCGTGCTTACCCATGCGGTGCCGTCAGAGGTAAGGACGTTCCCAGCCACGCCAGGAGATGTAATGCCAGTGCCACCGTTGGCAGCGGCAACAACACCGGTAACGTTGGACGCGGTGCCGGTGACTGAGATGTCCCAGGAGCCGGTCGCTCCAGTACCTGTCAGGCTGGGTACACCAAGCGCCGTTCGGGCACCAGACTCGGTTGTTGCGCCGGTACCACCGTTAGCTACCGTAAGAGTACCGGTAAGCGTGATCGTCCCACTCGCAGTGATCGGGCCACCAGTAGTCGTAAGACCGGTCGTACCACCGGACACCGAGATGCTGGAAACCGTGCCGCTGATTGAGTTCCAAGACGTGCCGTTGCTGTAGTACGGCAGGTTGGTTGCGGTGACAAAAATGATTCGCCCAGCATTTCCAGCTGCGGCAGGAAGATCGTTAACAGCAGCAACGGTAGCGGTAAAACCTGTGTTAAGCTCGTTGAGCGACTTGGACAGGAGTAAGAACTCAGTACCACTGCTTGAGCCAGTAGTACCGTTCAGTTTTGACTGAAGGCTGGACTCAAAAACCGATATATTGACTGGCATTTGGCCGTACCTCTCTAAATGCCCGCCAACGCGAGCGCTTCTACTTCTCCAATGGAATCAGCGACGTACTGTTGCGTGGCCGCGTCTGTTATACCATATCCGGCCAGGGTTGTGGGTTTACTCATAAGGTCCGAAAAAAGACCCGTAGACGCGACCGTATGCAGCCCCGCGACGTCGCCTACGTTAAGCGCACCGTCGGAACCGATGGCGCTGGCTAGTGTTCTGGCTCTGGACATTACGGCCTTTCCCCCTCTAGTACGGTAGTAGACAGTATTTCTGTAGCCCGCTCTTGGGTGAGCAGACCTTTGCTGACCAAGACGTTAAGTCCGGCCACGGTTCGTTCGTCCGACAAGTTGACCTGTGACACCATGTTGAAGGTCTCGACCCAAGCCTGGACCTCAACGTCGGTCTTGGCAGCGGTCAGAACGCCGACATACTCAGTGTCGGTCATGCGGAAACGAAACGACACCTTTGTGATAATGTTAGGAATAGTGATCGGCGGACGTGGGTCAACGAATTCGCCATCTATATAACTCCAACCGGGGCTAACATAGTGCGTCGGCGTTTCAACCCATGAACCAAACAATACCGGCTGCGTGGCCTGCTCGACGACATTTGTTACTTTTCCGTCTTCAATCAATGCCCAACGCTTCATGGTCCAAAATCCTCAATGATAATTAAACCGCCAGACCCGCTGCCAGCATCCCGCCCGCCGTAGTAGTACCCGGCGCCGCCCCCACCGGCTCCGTAGCCAGTTGCGTTACCACCGTTTACACCCCCGTAGCCAGATCCAGAACCTCCTGCGCCATATTGCGACGACTGTCCATTAAAACCACCAGCTCCTCCGCCAGCGTCACTACCCTGAGAGAAGTTGCCGCCGCCGGATCTACCTCCAACTGCGGTTAACGAGCCAAACGTAGTGTTGCCGCCGCCGCCAGCTCCAACAGCATAAGAAGTAGCCCCTGACAACTTTATCCACTGTGTCCATACAGCTGCAGCAGACCCGCCGTCACCGGAGCCGCCGCCACCATTTCCGCCTCCGCCGACGAGAGTGACGTAGCACCACGCATTAGCGGCGGTAGGCGTATATGTTCCAGTTCCACTTGTATACGTAGTTACTTGTTTTGGCTTTCCGCCAGACCTTAGGCTGCTAAGAGCGGTCATATCAAAACCCATCCAATAGTTGCGTTGACGTAGCGGAGCTGCAGCGACGCTTGCGTGTCGTCGAGCAGTAAGTCATCCGCGATGCTTTCAATGTTCTGGCCGTTGCGGGCAATCACGTTGTCGATGCGGCCGTTCTCTACAGTGACCCACACTACGTCGCCAGCCGCCGGAGAAGCCGGAAGTGTGACGGTCGTGGTAGCAGCGTTAGTCAAAACGTAGTGCTTGTTAGCGACGGCTGCTTGCGTAGTGCCAGAGACGACTACTAAATCTGGCAGACCGCCAGCCGGGGCTTGATTTTTCCATAAGTTAGTGGAGCCGTCGTATACCAGTATCTGCCCATTGGCAGGAGACGTAATCAGTACGTCGTGAATCTCATCCAGCTCGTACCCATTCTGTGGGCGAACGTAAATCTGACCGCCGCCAGCATTGGTTTTTTCGACAACGCCGATATAAACCAAGTGGTTTGGCGCTACTGGCTTAGTCGTTGTTAGCGACCCAGCAGTGCTTCCAAGGTAAAGAGTTGCTCCGCCAGTGTAAGCGGATGTATCTATATTACTTAGTACGCCTTGGCAAATAACGTAGCCTGTCTGATTCGCGCCTATGTTTTCAGCGGCAAGACCAAAAGTCTTTGCCGATGTTGCATCAGAAGTATTAAACGCCAGCTTTACCGTCGCTCGATCGCCTTGAGCAGAGTGTAGATATACAGGCTGCCCTTTATTGATTGTAAACGACTCGGCGTTAGTTACATACGCATGCATTGTTTGACCGAGAGACGCAACGGCATTACCGCCGAGCATCGGCATGCGCAAAGAGCCGGTCGCAGAATCCCATGTCAAGCGGCCAACAGCGTCGGTGACGACTGCCGTCTGGTCAAACGTTATGTAGTCAGGATTTAGCGAAGTAATGTCAGTGTTCGCACCTAACAGCGCGTACTTCGCATCAGACTCAGCTTTTGTATACGCGCTGTCTAAAGGCTCGTAACGAGCGTCAGATTCTGCTTTCGTGTAGGCGCTATCGATTGGTTCGTAACGGGCATCAGCTTCAGCTTTTGTATACGCGCTATCAATTGGTTCGTAGCGAGCGTCGGCTTCAACCTTGGTGTAACCGTCAGTTAAGCCTCTCGGTACATACGAGACAACTTCAACCATGTCACCAGCAGAAGCAGGAATGGTTAATACAACCGCGCTCATGTCGGTAGCAGTGAAATCGTCACCCGCTACCAACTTAACGCCGTTGTAGTACACATCGACGTAATTAAGTATGTACCCGCCGGTGGGCGAGAACGAGGTCTGACCAGCAGTCGCCGTGAACGTAGTCACGATGCGCTGCGTTGAGAACCCTGGTGCGTTGCCGATGTATGCCATGCGTTACCTCAAGAGCAGCTTTTGCTGCTCTGATTTTATTTGGCTGGGCTAGGAAGTTCGGTGGAAGCCGCTCCTGCCGCTACCTCCATCATTTCCTTAGCGTTTCTTTGCTTCTCAGCTTGCGTTTGAAGTTTCTGTATCAGGTTCACAACCACCTCAAACGGTTGTTTTGCCAACGCGCCAATAATAATGTTGGCGTCCTGCTCAGTAAGAACAAAAGAATACGTTTCCATTTAGCACCTATTAACCGTTTGAACCAGCAATGGCTTCCCAAGAGCCTGATGCTTCGTCCCAATCGTAGCGTCCACCGTCAGACGGAAATGGCACCGGTGGTGCCCAGTTCAGTTTGACTTCATCAAAAACCCAAGAAGCAAATGGCTTCGGTGGGATAAACGCGTCGTAGTCAGCGTCATAGGTATAACCTACGCCAGCATATCGTTTACGAAACGTTCCGTTATACGAGGTCTGCACCCAATTGCCCTCGCCAAATAAACTTTGGCAAAAGGCGACGCCAATACTTTCAACCTCGTTTCCGTCTTCGTCGCATATATCTTCGTTGCCAATCACTACGACTTTGATTACCACGTTGTCTTCATCAAGCTGTGCAAAATGTGCCACGTCTTATACTCCTTATGCTAACCACTCGACGATAACCATTCCCGATCCACCGTTACCGCCGCCGCCATAACCACCAGCACCGCCACCGCCGCCGGAGTTTCCAACCGCGCTCTCACCGTAAGCGTCGCTAGCGTTACCGCCGTTACCATACAGGCCGCCTGCACCGCCGCCCCAATTGACGCCACCCGTTACGTTTCTACCCACTAGCCCGCCAAGGCTACCCGCTGCGAAAGTGTATTGCCTTGCGCCACCAACCGCTCCACCAGCGCCTGCCTGTGAATTTTGCTGTTGGCCAATACCACCGCCACCAAGCGCGCCAGAGCAGCTAATTGAGCCAAACGAAGTAGCACCGCCAGGAGACCCGTTACCTTGAGAGTCAGGAGGGTGACCAGCACCCCCTCCACCGATAGTGACAGCAACTCCTGATCCCGGCGTAACATTAACGGCCCTTTTGATCATATATGCGCCAGCACCGCCGCCGCCAGCACCGTTGCCGTATGCGCTTGCGCCTCCGCCTGAGCCGCCACCAACCATGGTGACCCAAACGGATGTAACGCCTGTCGGGACAGTAAAGGTGCCCGAACCTGTAAATGTCTGTGACTGCAATTTGCTACCCGTTACATAAGAAGTGTAATTAGCGCTATTAAGGTACGTGACCCACGCACCGTAATTGCCGCCTTGTACGTTGCGAGTGCGAAGAACGTTAGCATTGTCTTCCCACCCCCACGCGACCTGAACGCCCCAGACGTTTGATGCGTTGGTATGACGCATGTTTTGCTGGAACCACCACACTCCACCGGGGCCACCTGTTGAGCTACCAGTAGGTGTGTCGCCAGAAAGCCTTGTGCTCCCAGCAGGCGTGTTGGCGAAGTCGGTGTTCCAGTTACTAGCAAAACCCTGCGTAGTGTTGGTTGCGTACGCGGCCGTGCCGGAGATATTGATGCCCCACGTACCACCGTTATTTGTGACGGCCTGAGAACCGTTAACAAAAAGATTGGCACCGGGCATGGCGTAGTTAGTCCCATCCCAGAAAAGGTATCGCGTTCCAGTATTACCAAAGAAAATAACGCCGGTGCCGTTACTACGAGTGGCGGTAATGTCTTGAGCAACAAAAGCACCATTAGCATCACGCGCGACAATAGCGTTTGCTGTATTTGCACTTGTTGCGTTCGACGTTATTGTGAACGTTGCGTTGCTCGACTGGTTAGCCGTAAAAGTCTGAGAACCAGACAACCCCGTACCCGACACGTTCATTGTCAACGTGCCGTTGTTTACGTTGGAAGCCGTGGTTGCCGTAGCAGCGTTGCCGCTGATCGAGATGCCCCACGTTCCGCTTGCACCAGTACCGGTTGGCTGCGGAGGCGTGTACCCGAGCGCGGTCGTCACCTGGCTTGAGGTGATCGTGCCGGTGTAGGTAGGCAGGTCGCCCGAGGCTAGCGATGCTCCGGTAGTAACGCGGCCTTTCGCATCAACAGTGACTTTTGTGTACGTACCGGCAGACACGCCGCTGTTGGCTAACGTCAATGCCGTGCTGGATCCAGTCGATCCGGTTCCAGTTACATCACCGGTAAACGTCAAAGACCCGGACGGGATGCTAACAGCAACGTTACTAACAGAAGTAAGTCTACCTTTAGCGTCAACCGCGATCTGAGGAATGTTTGTTGCGTTACCGTAGGTGCCAGCACTAACGCCGCTGTTAGCCAGCGTAAGAGAGATTGCAGTAGTACCGCTACCGCTGGCGTCACCGGAGACGGTAATCGTCTGGTTGCCGGATATATACCCGCTAGGGTTTGTGCTGTTATACGGAGTAAATCCGAGAGCTGTAGTAACGTCAGAGTAGGTAAGGATAGTCTGATACGTACTAGCTGCGCTAGCAATCGTTAAGTACGGAGAGAGCGCAGAACTAGTTATGTACCCACTAGGGTTAGCGGAATTGTACGGCGTGAATCCAAGCTTATCAGTAATAGCAGTAGAACTAAGTTTGGCAGCCGTAACTGCTCCATTGGTTATATCAGCTGTGCCAACTGACCCGTCAAGGACGTTGTCACCAGTGATTTGTCCGCCAAACGGAGCGTTACCAATATAGCCCATTGCTCAATCCTCAGACGAGGTAAGACAGAGTAGCGTCGACTGAATTACTAGCACTTGCGTACGCAGTAATTGTGTCGCCCGTTTCGAGCACCACTTTTTGATCGCCGCCTACCACCGCCAACGCTCCGCCTGGAAGAACCAGTGCGTCCTTAATTAAGAACGCAGAAGCGCCGCCACTCTTGTTCAGTTTCGCCGAAATAGTCACGTTTGTACCGCTTGCGTTGGCAAAAGCTAACCCAATAAGGGTCTGGGTTTCCCCAGCCTGTACGGTAGTAGTAACAGTCGAAGGCGATCCTGATGTGCCGATGTTCGGCAATGCGATCGATTTAAAAGCCATGTGTTACCCCAGAGCGATAGCCATAGCAATCGCTTTGCTGTCTACCTCAGCGCTTGAGTACACGCCCAGATTGCTCCGGGCGGTACTCGCGCTAGTGAGGTCGCTGAGGTTGGCTGCTTTTTCCGACTTGTCGCTATTCAAGTTCGAAAAGTTAGCATCAACCTCCGCATTAGTCAGCGGCGATCCCTTTACGTTTCTAAGAGTTACCGTTGACATTTACGGTCTCTGTTAGACCGCTGACAACGTGATCGTCCAAGTAACGGACAATGCGTCATCTGCGCCCTTGTTCACAACCGGAAACACGGTGCGGCAGAGCATGTCACCAGCCGTCGAGGCATTGAAAATGCCCGCTTCGGTCACAGCACCAGTCGCGTCACCCGGCTCAAACGAGGCAACGTAAACAACCTTTTCGTTGTCCGTGCCAGCGATCGTGCTGGAATCAAGAGCCTCACGTGAGCCAAGCACGCTCACGAGATCGGTCTGACCAGCGGCAGCAGCCGTGGTACCAGAGCCGAGACCCATATGAGACATGACAGCCTTCGACGTGCCGACCATACGGCTAATGATGTAAGCCAAGCCCGAGCTGACGACGAGATTATCGACCTCGCGCTCGTCCTTGACGTTACCGTCTTTGTCGCGCAGAACAATGTTCAGGCGACCCTTCACCTTCAAACTTTCGAGCGTATTCATCTAAAAAGACCTCACTAAGTAAATGACCGAGAACTACCGACAAAGTCTTCTGCGAAATACGTAATATCGCAGTACCCTTGCATCAGTAGCGTTCCCGAACTTCCTACTGACACAGAATCCGACTTACCTAAGTTCGGTTGCTTGAACGGCGAATCCGAGACAGTGGTTGAGTCAGACAGGACTTTTGATAGCAAGCGTACCAACTGGTCAACTGCTACAGAGGAATCATCAATGCTACGTAGGTATGTAGCAATCAAGACAAACTGATCAGAGATCTGAGTTTCGTCTGCTAGCCCCTTAAACAAAGCCAAGACAGAATCGTCTGATACCAACGAACTGTCTGCGCGAGGCTTAGACAGTTCTTGTGATACCAGGTCAAACAGATCAACGCTGTCAAATAAAGGCTTCGACAACGATACTACAGCTGTGTCAGCAACTGACAATGCTTCGTTAAGCGCCTTAGATATCTCCAAGACATCTACGTCAGACAAAATACCGGAGTCAGCAGCGTTACGTATCGACGTCAGCGCAAGTAGGATAGTATCCGTGACTGTTGCAACGTGGGCTACAATCTTGTTGATCTGCAGTTCGTGCTGATCCTCAGCAGTAGCACGGATGAGATCATCGACGGCCTTCTGTACCGAGCTTACGAACGCATCAGCAACGGACGGGAACTCAAAGAGGCCTTTGTCAAACACGCGTGCTGCTGCGTCAGTCAGTTCCGCATCATTGGCGAGGGCTTTATTGCTGGCCAGAACACTCTGGTCAGCGACAAACCCGGCGTCGTCAAACTGGCGTACGTAGTCAACCTGACGAACAAAGTTGTCAGTAGCTGCAGCAACGTTGCTAGTAAACTTAAAGAAGTTGACCTCTTGGTCGTCTTCAATAGTCAAAGCACCGTCGATGTCATCGGTTACTCCGACGACATCGGAGAGGCTCTTTTGGGCAGAGAACTGATGCAAGTCCGACAGAACTGCTGTGTCAGTCAGCGATTTGGAGACCGAGGCAAACGCTTCATCGGCAATGGCTAGCGCGTCTCCGACCACCTTGCCGGTAGCGAGCGACTTATTGTCTATAACAGCGGCAAGATCAACGAGAGCCTTGTAGACCGCATTGACCAATTTGTCTTGCGTCAAGGCGCCGTCTGCCAGCGCCTTTGCCACTGCTACGGCTCGGATGTCTACAAGTTGAAGTAGGTCTGAGTTGTTCTTAAAGATAGCCAGCGTTTCGGCATCTGTTAAGGCGACTGCATCTTGGGCCGATTTCTGGAAACCTAAAGCATGGGCATCGACTGCCCTAAATGCGTCAGTTAAACGCTTCGAAAAAGAACGCTGCAGGTTTTCGTCTACGGAAACTCCGTCTTCCCGATCGACAAGGAGTAAAAACAGCCCCAGCTCATAGACTAGCGTAATGACCGCTGCCTGAGTAGCTGCGGCTAACTGCACGGCGGAAACCGATGCAGAGAGCGCCTGGGAAGATATGGCGCTCTTTATGACTGTCCAAGCGGCAGTCAGTTTCACGCGATGTCCTCACGGACTTTAAACTTCAACAAGTCGTAAACTGTCTGGCGCGCGTTGGTCGCGGACCAGTAGACCTCGATCTCCCCCTCGTACTCACCAGCCGGGACGTTAAGGTCACCGGCTTGCCAGGAAACGACAGCGATGCCGTTTGGGGCGTCAATAACTACGCCTTGCCGTGAAAACAACGAAGTAGTAGCGCCGACAGAGCGAAAGTGTAGGGTAACGGTAGCACCCGTTAGGTCTATGACCTGACCCGTATTTTCGTCGGTAAGCGTGAGGCGCACCTGAGGGCGGGTGTCCCCTTGAACGAGTTTAATTTTCTCTGCCATCTTAAACCCTTCGTGTGGAGGTAGAGATCCCCTACCGGATATTAGCAGGATCGTTTGTACAATGCACGCCGGACAAGTACAAGGAACGCTCGTCCATACGCCGTTTGACCAGGCCAGGAAGTACCCGGCCACCGGCCTTAGTCCACTTCAGGAACTCATCAGCCGCTTCCTCAAACTCGCCCCGGTTGGTCTTCATCCGAAGGGAAGAACGCTGGAGATTGCCGAGGCCCACGTTGAAGGCAAAACTGACGAGAGAATCGAAAACTCCCTGACGGCCAGCAGCAGCAGGACACAGTCTAAGTACACCACGCTCAAAACGGCCAAGGTCTTCAGCAAGAAGAGCGTCAACTTCTCCCACGGAGAGGACTCTGTCCCAGCCAGGGGGTACCGATATATTACGCCGCTCCTCATACTTTATCCTCGTGTGGGTTGGGTCAATTACGTGGCCCACGCCGACCGTCCACAAAAGGGCAGGACAGCGGTAAGGCTTAGTCCGCACCCCTTCGTGGTGCTTGATCATCTGGATGGCGGCGGGGGAGACTTTCACTTCTTGTTGAACGCCTGAGTGCCAAACCAGAAGGCGATTATGCTGCTGAGGATCAACATCTCGTCATCACCAAACACGTTCTCCATAGCCACGGCGAACGGTACGCCTTGGTTCCAGGCGTACCAGATGCCCGTAATGTTAAGGGCGACAAGCTCCAACACGAAGATGTAGGTGACGACCGGGCGAACGGAGGCCCGGAGGTTAATCATCCACTGGGATGCACCTTTGCCGATCTCGATGTCGTGCTGATACAGGGATTGGCGCTCTTCGCCTGCCGTTTGAGTTTGGATTTGCTCCAGTTTGATCTCTTCAACCCGAGCCTGAGCAAGAAAGCCCTTCTCGGCCAAAGCCAACTCACGCTCCTTCTGCGCGGCAACCAAGGCCAACTCGTGTTTCTTGTCCTGTCGATCTTGAAAAATCTGCAAAATCTTAGGAAGACCGCCTGCCAAAAATGACAGGAAGGTACTAATCATAGTCATCATTTTTCGTTCCTCTTGTTAAGCAGATCAAACAAGGTCTTGATCTTATCCTCTAATACCGCGACCCGCAGATCCAGCTTAGACAGCACGATGATAAGGGTGATCATCGCCAGAATAACTGGCCATGCGCGAGTAAAGATTTCAAAGAGTTCCATAGGTACCCCTTACAGCTGGTTATAAATTGGCAGCAGCCGGTCTTTCAACGTCCGGTCTATCCGCCAGCCATTAGTCATAGCGGTATCGATAGTCTCTGTCGTGGGTCCAAGAAGCGTAAACAGTGGGCTGTCGCCAAAGTTAGCAGCATTTGAAGCCCCTGTAGCTAGCCCAAATGGCCCGCTAAAGTTTGACCGCTCAAAGGCCGTTCCGAGATACTCAGACCAGTCCATACGGTCGGTCCGGAAGTACTTCTGGTCGGCCTCAACGAACGGTAAGAACGCTGCCAGGCCAAACTTTGCGTACTCGCGAAGTTCCATACCAAGCATTGCCAGCGGCATAGTCGCTACCGCAGTAAGCGCGAGCAGCCCGGCTGCGGACCCAACACGCTGCCACGGGGTTCCAATATTCTGCTCACGAAGTCTGGTTTCAGCCTCCGAGAACATACCGCCTAGGATGACCTTACCGTAGGAGTAAAAGTAACCTTTCAGCTGCCATATCAAAGCGAAGTGCGGATCAGACGCCCACACCGGTCGCTCTGCAGCATTAGGACGCAGCGTCGAAGATTCAACGAATCGCTGCAGCGCCTGAGTAACCTTCTTACCTTCTGGCGTCGAAAGCTTGCGCCCACTGTTGAGCCAGCTCGTTACATCGGCTCGGGTCAGACCAAGCTCTTCGAGGTACCGATCCGATCGCGGGTTATTGAACTCATTACGTGCGTGTTTCGTAATGAACTGCACGCCCATGCCGGTAGCAAACTCACGAGTGAACCGAGTGAACCAGTTCAAACCAGTCAACGAGAACCAGTGGTCAGACCACTTACGAGCGGTCGGATCCATATAGTCGGCGTCCGCATCAGTGATCCACGCGTTAGCCACGGCTTCTGGCGTAACGACACCGATGTCGCGAGCCAACTGTTTGGCCTCTTCGCGGTTTTTGATAGTCGCTACTACCTCTTTCATGCCAGTCGTCAGGTCGCCAAACTCTTTTGACGCGATAACCGGACCAGCCAGGTCTGTCACAGACGAGATTGCAGCAAACGGCAGGATAGTCACGAACTGAATGAACTGCCCCCAGCTGTTCAGCTTTCGCCAGAACGGACTGAGCGGAGCGCGATAACCCATGTAGGTGTTGATAACCTGCAGCGCCTGCTCGCGATCCTCTGGTGCAAGAGCATCCAGCAGCGGCTTGAGGCGATCGTTACCCTGGTCATCTTTGGTAGCGCGGTCGAACTCGACGCGCTTGATTACCTTGCGGACGTACTCAGAAAACGCCTGCTTTGGCGGGAGCAAAAAGCCGTTATCTCGAAGCTGCTGGCGAGTTAAGTTCTTCGTTAACTCAAGCGCCTCGTTAACGCTAGCGGCCGGGTCCAACGGGTTGCCTTCTACGTCGGCGCCGTTAGTTACCGCCTGCTGAAGGTCTACGAGCTTCTGAACTCTGCTAGTTATTTTTGCGCGGTTTGCACTTGGGTCGGCCTGCAGAATCAAATCGACAAATGCTTGCGGGTCATTTGAGATAGCCACAAGATCAAGCAGACGCGGAAAGTAGTCGCGCTGGAAGCCGATCTTAGTCTTCGATGGGCTGACGTATTCTGAGTAGAAGTCCTCAAGGAACTGGCGGATGGCCAGCGCCTTACCGGTCAACTGTGCGGTCGGCGTGTCTGACGCTGCCTTATCGAACTCTGCGTCCAGAGCCGGATCATCAAATGACCCTAACTCCGTATCAAGTCGGTTCTTATACAAGTCAAACGTACGCGCCGACTGCGGTACAAAACCAAGACGGCCTTTGCCGGTC